GATAGAACCAACTGTGGATTCAATTCTGACGGTACTCTGAACACAAGCCCCGTCTACGGTTTCAGAGAAAATCGTTTTACTGCAACTCCAAACAGTGGTGACCTCACAATTAGTGGTGGAAGCATCAATTTGTCGATTAGTACCGCTTTCCAGGGTGTCTCAACGGTAATAAATAACAGAACATACTACCTGGGACAGACGTTTGTGTCTGGACTGGCTGACCCAGAAGTCGAAAAATACTCTGGAAACATCGTTTATGTTGACAACAGACCTTCTATAACTAGAAGTTCCTCTCAGAAAGAAGACGTTAAAATCATCTTGCAGTTCTAAAAAATCATGCCACAGGAAACTAATCTCAACGTTGCTCCTTATTTTGACGACTTTGAACCATCGAGCAACTACTATAAGGTCCTGTTCAAACCTGGATATCCTGTTCAGGCACGAGAATTAACGACTTTACAGTCAATTCTTCAGAACCAGATAGAAGATGTGGGCAATCACCTCTTCAAAGAGGGTGCTGCTGTCATTCCTGGTGGCATAACTTACGAAAAAAGCTTCTACGGAGTTCAAATCCAAGCGGAATATCTTGGAGTTCCCGTTTCACTTTACCTTGATCAGATTGTAGGTCAGACAATCACTGGTGCAACGTCTGGTGTAACCGCAAAAGTGGTCACTTACATCACCAATGAGCAGTCTGAGAAGGGAAATTACACACTTTATCTGAATTATCAGAATTCAGGAAGCACTGACGCGGCAACAGCGACGTTTATTGATGGTGAAGTTCTTCTAACCAACAGTGCGATCACTTATGCAACAACCTTTATCTCTGCTGGAGAGGGTTTTGCATCCACAGTTCCTCAGGGTGCACCAATCGTTGGTTCTGCCTTCACTCTGAGTGCTGGTGTCTTCTTCCTCAGAGGTTACTTTGTTGATGTTCCTGACTCAATCCTGATTCTGAGTCAATACACTAACACACCAAGTGTTAGAGTCGGTTTGAACGTTCTGGAGGAAATTATCACCTCCGAAACCGATCCAACACTTAACGATAACGCAAAAGGATTCAATAATTACACTGCACCTGGTGCAGATCGACTGAAAATCAGTGCAACACTGTTTGCAAAACCACTTGACGACTTTGATGATCAATCTTTCGTCCAGTTGGCAGAAATCCAAAACGGAAATCTCCGCAAAATCACCGATAACACCCAATATAACTTTATTGGGGACGAATTTGCCCGCAGAACTTACGATGAGTCGGGTCATTATTATGTAAAAGAGTTTATTACCACCGTTCGTGAGAATTTGAACGATGGACAAGGAAATAGAGGCATTTATAACGCTGGTCAAACCACTTCGAGTGGAAATGCTCCAAGTGCAGACAATCTTGTTTACAAAATTTCCCCAGGTAAGGCATATGTAAGAGGATATGAGGTCGATTTGAGAGCATCGACACTCATTGACGTTGCAAAACCCAGAACAACCAAAACTCTGGATCCACAAGCCATCAATTTTGGTTTTGGACCCACTTTTACCATGAACAACGTTTATGGTTCAGCCACAATTGGATTCAACACCTCAAACACTCTTAGTTTGAGAGATCAGCGTGTTGGATCTGACCAAGAGGCAAGAGCAGGTAAGGAAATTGGTGTTGCTCGTATCTATGACTTCGCTTTGGAGTCGGGATCTTACAATTCTGCTGTTCCGACTACAAATGAGTGGGATTTGTCACTTTGGGACGTTCAAACTTACTCTGATTTCACTGTAAACACCGCAGTTACACTTTCCACCCCAACTCACATCAAAGGTGAGTCAAGTGGAGCAAGTGCATTCCTCAGATACAGTGTTTCTGCTGGAACTGCCTTCACTGCTTACGATGTTCAAGGTGATTTCTTCAATGGAGAGAGACTTCTCTTCAATGGTGTCGCAAATGACAGCAGATACGTCACAGGAATCAGAAATTGGGAAAATTCCGACATTAAGTCAGTTTTCGGAATTGTTGGGTCTGCATCAACCTTTAGTGCAGACGTTGTACAGGAGGATTTCTATGAATATGGATCCGCAACGATCACTGGCGCAAGCGGCGGCGTTTCCACCGTTACAGTTGCTGGTGCTGTTTTCCCAGGGATTGTCACCACGGGGAACATCGTCTCTTACCAAAGAGATACTCTTACAGACGTATCTTATGCACGAGTTACAACCGTAAACACCAATAATCTGGTAATTGAGGCAGTTGAGTCGGTAACAGGCATCAATAATGGTGCACTTCCAACTTCTCAAGAAACTGGAACACAATTCAAGGTTGTACAAACCAAAATTCAAGACACTAATGGATCTGGAAACAGAGCATCCAACGAAACTCTCTACAGTGTCTTCCCCAAGAATAACATCGAGTCTGTTGACCTCACTTCAGCAAGTTTGATCATCAGAAAGCAGTTTACGACTTCAATCGCTGCTAATTCGACTCCTGTCATCAATGCTGATCCAAATGAGACATTCTTGCCATTTGATGAAGAGAGATACATTCTGATGCGTTCTGATGGAACCACGGAAGCACTGACAGCAGATAAAATCTCTCTGACCAACGGATCGACCTCAATTCAGTTTAATGGTTTGAGTGCAACCACAGATTCTGGAACAATCTTGATTGCAACTCTCCGTAAGGGTAACGTAACCAGCAAAGTCAAGACAAAGGTCATCTCAACCAACGTTCTGATTGACAAGTCATCCCTCTCTGCTTCTGGCATCGGTGGAACCACTCTCAATGATGGTTTGACTTATGGTTCATTCCCATTTGGAACCAGAGTTCAAGACTCTGTAATTTGTCTGAATGTTCCTGATGTTCTGAAAGTTCATGGAATTTATGAGTCTAAGGACACTTCAGATCCTGAATCACCTTACATGACCACCGCTTCAATGGATGGTCCAAGTGCTAACACGAATGATCTCATCATTGGTGAGACAGTTACTGGTGCTGTCAGCGGTGCAAAGGCAATTTACCTTGTCAGAAAGAGTGACACTGCAATTAATTTCGCTTATCTGAACAATGTTGTCTTTGAATCTGGAGAAGTTATCAATTTCTCCGAATCTGGTGTAAGTGCAATTGCAACTAATGTTGTTGTTCCTTCGAAGAACATCACCAATCAGTTCAACACAGGTAATGGTCAAAAACTTTCTTACTATGATTACGGAAGAATCACAAGAAAGGCAAATGCTCAAGCACCTACAAGAAAGATCAAAGTTTATTTCTCCAAGGCAGAATACAGTTCTTCAGACACTGGAGACATCACCACAGTAAACTCATATGATCAGTTTAATTACACATCAGAGATTGCTAAGGTTGATGGTACAAGAGTCACTGATCTGATTGACGCAAGACCAAGAGTAAAAACTTACACGGTTACCTCTGGAGCAAATTCTCCATTCGAATTTAATGGAAGAGACTTTGACGGTGGTTCAACAGGACAACACAGTTCTAAGTTTGTTCTTGCCTCTGATGAATCCGTTTCTCTGAGTTACGATTATTATCTCTCAAGAGCAGACAGAGTTTGCATTAACAAAGAAGGAGTTGTCACCGTCGTCCAGGGTGCACCAGCTGACACCCCACAACTTCCAGAAAACTTAAGCGGAACTCTCAACATTGCAAACATTGCTCTTCCTGCTTATGTTTATTCAGCAGATGATGTCCGAGTTGATTTTGTTGACCATAAGAGATATCAGATGTCTGACATCTCAAGACTCGAAAGAAGAATTTCTAATCTTGAGTATTATACTTCTCTGACTTCTCTCGAAACTGCAACTGTTAACTCATTCATTCCAGATGCTAATGGTCTGAACAGATTTAAGTCTGGTGTGTTCGTTGATAACTTTACTGAACTGCTTCCTCAAGATCCAGAAATCGGAGTTAGAAACAGTATCGACAAGACCAGAGGAATTCTGAGACCATCTCACTACACAACTGCTCTGTCGATGCAGTTGGCAACAAGTGCGATTAGTGGAATCGGAACAACAACAGATCCTAACGAAGACGAGAGATTTGCTTCTGTTCAAGGAACTGGAGTTAAGAGATCTGGTCAGATCATGACTCTGGATTACACAGAGGTTGAATTTGTTAAGAACCCATACGCAACAAGATCCGAAAGTGTAACTCCTTTCCTTGTTCAGTTCTGGACTGGAAACCTTTCTCTGGAACCAAACGTTGATGTTTGGGTTGACACAAACAGACTCGACACAGAGAATCTTGGAACAATCGAAGGTGACTTTGTTTCCACTGCACTTCAACAGGGTGTTGAAATTACAGAGGACGAAGATGGAAACAGAATTGGTCTTGGTCCAACTGTTTGGGAAGATTGGGTAACCACAAGTTCCACCTCATCAAGTAGTGGTACTTGGTGGACTGGAAGTCAACTTGGTCGAACAACCACTACAACCCGTGAACAGGAGAGACAGGGTGTTCAAACCATTCTTACTGAAAGATTGGATGAACTTTCTCTCGGAGACAGAATTGTCAGCAGAGAGCAAATCAACTTTATGAGAACCAGAAACATTGAGTTTACTGGTAAGAGTTTCAAACCATTTACTCAAGTTTATGGTTTCTATGATGCTGTTGATGTCAACAAGTTCTGCTGCAGCAAACTTCTCGAAATCGAGATGATTAGTGGAACATTTGAAGTAAGTGAAACTGTAATCGGCACAATGCCTTCAACAGTTCAGAGTCAAGATGTCACAGAGTCTGCAGTTGCTGCTCTCACATTCCGTGTTTCTCAGGCAAACCACAAGTATGGTCCTTATAACAACCCCTCTGACATCTTTGATTCCAACCCATACAACAGGGAAGCAACTATCCCTTCAACCTATTCAGAAACTTCAACAATTCTGAACGTTGACACTTTCAGTCTTCAATCTGAAGCAAATCCTGAGTTCTTTGGTTATGCTGCAACTGGAATGATTCTGGTTGGACAATCCAGTGGAGCACAAGCAAGAGTTTCTAACGTAAGACTGGTTAGTGACAGACTGGGAACCATCATTGGTTCTTACAGAGTTCCCGATCAATCTAACGAAACAAACCCTGTGTTTGAAACGGGAACATCCGTCTTCAAACTCACCAGCAGTTCAATCAACAGTTTGGTTCAAGGTGTTGCAACAACAGCAGGAGAACAGACGTTCTACTCACAAGGCAGCATCGACAACATTCAAGAAACCACTCTGTCTGTCAGAAACGCTGACGTTGAGTTCAGAGAAGTCGAAGAGGCAAGAACGGTTACTACCTCCTCAACCAGATATTGGGACCCTCTGGGTCAAACCTTTATGGTTGACGAAGACACTGGAATTTACATCACCAAGGTCGATGTCTTCTTCCACACTAAGGATGACATAGTCCGTGTCTGGTGTCAGGTTCGTGAAACCACTCTGGGTACTCCAAACGAAAGGATTCTTCCTTTCTCAGAAGTAACTCTGGAACCAGATCAAATTGCACTGTCTGAGGATGGAACAGTTGCAACTTCTTGGGTCTTTGATGCTCCAGTTTATCTGGAAGCAAACACTGAATATGCATTCATCATGGGTTCATCCTCAACTGAATACAGAGTCTGGATTTCGAGACTGGGTGAAGTTGAGGTGACGACGCTTGGACAAGAGCAAGGACAAGTTCTTGTTTCGGTTCAACCACTTCTTGGTTCACTGTTCAAGTCACAGAACGCCACTGTTTGGACTCCAAGTCAATATGAAGACCTGAAGTTCACAATGTACAGAGCGGAGTTCGCAAGCACGGGTTCGTTCACATTGTACAACCCAAGTCTCCCACAGACTTTGGAAGGAATCGCCAAGAATTCCATCACGATGGAATCCAGAAATCTCAACATTGGAATTGGAACCACTGTTCAGGACACTGGTCTGGAAACTGGTAACACCGTTATTCAGAACTCAACTGGAGCAACTGGAACTCTGACAGGATTCGCTGGTTCAATGACTGGTGATCTG